GTTCACTATACTGGGCTGGATTACACCCAGAGGTATCCCACGACCTACGTGCTGAGACAGGTTCAGCAGGATGGTTACTTCCTAACCAATACGGTTCTTCACAAGACCGCATTTGGGCAGGAGAAATTGGAACATACGAAGGTGCATACTTCGTAGAGTCTCCACGTCTATACAACGCAACAGATGGTTCTTCATCTGCTCGTGTATACCGCACAATTATCTGCGGACAGCAAGCACTTGCTGAGGCAGTGGCAGAAGAGCCACACACAGTTATCGGACCAGTAGTTGACCGCTTAATGCGTCACCGCCCAATGGGTTGGTACGGCGTACTAGGTTTTGCTCGCTACCGCGAAGAGGCACTGTACAGAATCGAATCAGGTTCTTCAATCGCTTAGTTGATTGACGGTAAGACACTGTTTATACGGCGAATACGTTGCAGTGTCTTACAGTAAGTTTATTAAGGAGAATAATGGCAGATTATACATTTACAACACCAGTTGTAGAAGAAGCACCAATTGGTAAACATAGGTTGTTTTATTTCTACAAACAAGATAAAGGTATAAGTATTGCTAAAAGTGGTGGAACTTATTCACGAGTGCGTTATGTACTTGATGAAGACATAGCAGATTATGATGAGTTCTATCTTGGTGGACATGAGCATGTAGTTAACGATACAGTCAAAGCAGCACTAATTGCTGGTGGTGTAGGAGTAACTGAGGCTAACTTTACAGCAATATAAGGGGATAGATGAAACACTGGGAACATCATCCAACTCCAGTTGAAGGATGTTTTGGATGTAAAGGCTTGACTCTTCAGATGAACTCTGGAGATGCTAAGAGAGATATTTCTGACAAGAAATGGACTTCGGAACTAAAGGCTTATAAGGATGCCAGAGCGCAAGGTATACAGCCAGCAGGGACGAGTATGCGTCATATACAAGAAGCGCATAAAGCATCAGAAGTTTTAGGTAAAGCGTACAATGCGGACACTATGCCTAAGGCAAAAGATATAAATACAAAATCCGCAGCCCTAATGAAAGAGATAGGACAAATATAATGCCAATGGTAAATGGTGAAAAATATCCTTACACAAAAAAAGGTAAGGCAATGGCTAAAAAAGCAGCCAAAAAGTCTGGTAAAAAAATGGTTATGAAAAAAATGGGTAAGAAGAAGTAAAATGGCCAACTTCAGATACTCGCCAATGCCATTGAGTGAGCGTGATAGACAAGCAATTGCACTAGCAAAACTAATGCAAGAGCGTAAAGATATCGCAAAGAAAACAGGCAAATGGCCTACAGACAAAGAGTTAGAAGCAACTAGAAAGAAAAATAAAAAAAGATGAAAAAAGCGCATCCTGGATTTAAAGCAGTACAAAAGAAAATTTCTGCAAAGCAGGGGGTCTCTATGGAGCGTGCTGGTGCTATTCTGGCTGCTGGTGCTCGTAAGGCTAGTAAGAAAGCAATTAAAGCAAATCCACGTCTAAAGAAAGTATCTGGCGTAGTTAAAAAGAAAGGCAACAGATAATGGCAACTCCATTCGGTCAAGCAGGTAGTTCTAAAAAATCTACAGCAAAATCAGTTAAACCAAAAGTAGTAAACAAGAATGTTAAAGTAACCCAATCTCAAATTGACCAAATCAAAAAACTTGGTATGACCAAGGCTTTGGCAATGGTTAAAGCAAACAAGGGTTCAGAGAATAAAGGTGCAGTAGCAATTACTAACGAGGCTGTACGTAGATTATACGGACAAGAGCGTTTTGATAAGGCTATGGGTAGAGTAAAGCGTCCTACAGGAACAACTCCAAAATCAAGTAAGCCAAAGTCAAACTTTACTTATAGTGCACCATCTGCTGCTAAGCCAACTGCTAAGAAAGCAACAGTTAAGAAGCCTATGACTCCATATGAGAAAGATATGGCACGCAGAGGAATCTACTACTAATAATGTCATCTGGCCAACACAAACGCCATGATGGTTTCAATCCCATCCAAATTAAAGACGGATACATAGTCCGTATAAGAAAAGATGGAAGAGTTAAAGCAATTCTAGGAAAGTATGGGGAATATGGAAAGAAAGAAAGACTCAAGACTCGCTAGAGCAGGAGTATCTGGTTTTAACCAACCAAAGAGAACTCCTAATCATCCAAAGAAATCACACATTGTTGTGGCTAAAGTTGGTAGTCAAATTAAAACTATCCGTTTTGGTGAGCAAGGTGCAAGTACTGCAGGTAAGCCAAAGGCAGGCGAGTCTGAACGTATGAAGATGAAGCGTAAATCTTTCAAGGCAAGGCATTCTAAGAATATTGCTAAAGGCAAGATGAGTGCGGCATACTGGGCGGACAAAGTAAAATGGTGAAAAAGAAAGTAGCATTTTGGGATAAGAAGAATCCTAAAAAAACTTCTAAGAAATTAACGCCAGAACAAAAGTCTGCTGCTAAGGCTAGGGCTAAGGCTGCTGGTAGACCATATCCAAACTTAATAGATAACGCAGCAGTATCTCGTAAAAAGAAATAGGGGCACAGGGGACTATGAGTAAAAAAGATTCTATAGCACTTGTATGGTGTGACAATGGAATGGTAGATGGCAAGTTTATGCAAGGCGTAGCAGATGTAATGCTAAAGTCCGGTGTAGAGTTTGCCACAACATTACGTAGTCAAGGCAACCAAATTGCTAGACAACGCCAAACAGTTATTGATTACTGGTTTGATAAGACTGATTATGAATGGCTACTATGGGTAGATTCAGATGTAGTAATTAGTCCAGAAAAGTTTAAACTATTATGGGACAATAGAGATGCTGAGAAGCGTCCATTGATTACTGGAGTATATTTTACTACAGATAATCCTGAAGAACCTTTGATGGTTCCAATGCCTACAGTATTTAGTTTTGTTAATGATGGAGAAGGCGGCTTTGGGTTATCCAGAGTACATCCACTACCTGAGAATCAACTAATTAAAGTAGATGCAGCAGGTATGGGATTCATCTTAATGCACAGAAACATAGTACCTAAAGTACGAGAGATTGCACCTGATGGTCAAATCTTTATGGAAATGGGTAGAGGTAGTAAGTTCATCGGAGAAGATATATTTTTCTTTGCACTATGCGATAAAGCAGAAGTTCCATTGTATTGCCATACAGGAGCCACTGCTCCACATATGAAACGATTCTCATTTGATGAGCATTACTACAAAGCATTTTTTGGTAAGCCTAAAGAAGAATCAAAGTTAATAACACCTAAAAAGAAAATCATTACACCTAGATAGGATAAACAATGGCACTTGGTAAAGCAGGTAGTAGCCTAGCAGCAGAACTTAATCGTCTTGCTGGTACAACTGGATTAGATGAGCAAGGAGCAGCCAATGCTTATGCTGGAACTACTGGACTTGCAACTGTTGGTGCTTTGAATATCAAGGCAGAGGCTAATAGGACAAGAGATAAATTTAAAGATATTGATGGAATCTGCAATGAACTTGCAGGTACAACTGGACTAGCAGCACCTGCTGCATTACGGAGCATAGACCTCTAATGACAACTACATTATCAAACTTAATGGATGAAGTTCAGATTAACCTTGCTGGATATACATATCAACAAGATAGAGCAACCCACTTAAGTAGTGCAGTTGCAACTTTAACATCATCATCTACATCGCCTACAGTTCTATACCTTGGTTCTACTGAAAGTATTGGTAAAGGTGTAGTTGAAATTGATGAAGAGTTAATGTGGCTTGATTCATTTGACCGTGTTGCCAACACAGCAACTGTAGCCCCATATGGACGTGGTTATCTAGGCACTACTGCTGCTACACATGCTGTTGATACTAAGGTTACTATATCTCCAACATTTCCTCGTAACGTAATTAAACGAGCAATTAATGATACAGTTCGTGCTATTGGTGCTACTATATTTGCAGTAAAGTCTACTACATTTACATTTAATGCTGCTGTTACTACTTATGCTTTTAATAACTTAAACATCTCTAACATATTAAGTATCATGTGGCAAGAGGTTGGTCCATCTGAAGAATGGATTCCAGTCCGTCGTTGGTCCTGGGATTCTGCAGCGAATGAGACTGCATTTGGTGCTGGAGCACAGACAGTAACTATTGGTGACTTTATAACACCTGGTAGAACTGTTAAAGTTGTATATGCAACTGACCCAGTAGCATTTACTACCAATGCTCAAGACTTCTCAACACAAACTGGTTTACCAGAATCTTGTAAAGATATAATTGTTCTTGGCGCTTCTTATCGTTTGCTTACCTACCTTGACCCAGCACGTGCGTCTCAAGTTAGTCCACAAGCAGACGAAACAGATAGTAAGCGTCCTTATGGTGCTTCACAGACAGCCACAAAGCAATTGTTTGCACTATATACACAACGCCTTACAGAAGAAACAGCAAGACAACAAACTGCATATCCAATCCGCGTCCACTACAGCCGATAGGTAAATAAATGACAATACGTAAATACTCCTCACGCTCACAGCAAACTACATTATCTGGAGCACTTAATACTACTGCTACATCGGTAACTGTAGTATCAGCATCTGCCCTTCTAGGTGGTGCAAGCGTTTCTGGCGGACAAACATTCACAGTAGTAATTGACCCAGATACAGCAATTGAAGAAATTGTAGATGTAACGGCGGTATCTACTAACACGCTTACAATTGTTCGCGGTATAGAAAATAATGGTATCGGCCAGTCTCACTCAGCCGGTGCCGTAGTTCGGCATATGGCAATTGGACGTGATTTACGTGAGGCTAATGACCATATTGAAAATACTACAACTGCACACGGATTAACTATCGCTAACGTCCTTGAGACAACAGATACAGATATGATTACTACAGCGATGCTTCAAGCATCTGCTGTAACAACTGCAAAAATTGCTGATTCAAATGTAACTACAGCCAAAATTGCTGACTCTGCTGTAACATCTGCCAAGATTGCTGACCTTACAATTGCTACTGGAGACATTGCAGATTCTGCTATTACTAGTGGTAAGATTGCAACTGGTGCGGTAGGAACAACAAAGATTGATGACCTGTCAATTACTACTGGTAAGATTGTTGATAGCGCAGTAACTGCTGCTAAGATTGCATCAGATGCTGTTACTACAGCCAAAATTCTTGATTCAAATGTTACTACTGCAAAGATAGCAGACAGTGCAATTACCTCTGCGAAGATAGCAGATGCAACTATTGCTACTGGTGATATTGCTGATAGTGCTATTACTTCGGCTAAGATTGCTGATGGTACTATCGTTGCTGGTGATATAGCAGACGGAGCAGTTACATCTGCTAAAATCCTAGACGGTACAATCGTTAATGCAGATATCAATACATCTGCTCAGATTGCATACGGTAAACTTACTCTTACTAACTCAGTAGTTAATGCTGATATTGCTGCTGCCGCAGGTATCGAACTATCTAAGTTAGCCACAGACCCATTAGCCCGTGCTAACCATACAGGCACACAGACTGCCTCAACTATTTCAGATTTTAATACTGCAGTACGTACTAACCGTCTTGACCAGATGGCTGCACCTACTGGCTCAGTATCTCTCAACAGCCAGAAGATTACTAACCTTGCTACACCTACAGATAATACTGATGCTTCAACCAAGGGTTATGTAGATACATCTATTGCTAACCTTATTGATGGTGCTCCTAACACATTAGATACTCTTAATGAGATTGCTGCTGCTCTTAATGACACAGCCAACTTTGCAGACACAGTAGTACTCAAGTCAGGTTCTACAATGACTGGTAACCTAGCAATGGGTACTAACAAAGTAACTGGTCTTGGAACTCCTACATCTAGCACAGATGCTGCAACTAAGGGATATGTAGATACTACAGTAGTAGCACCAAGTAACTTAACTGGTCCTATTACATCTGTTGGAAATGTAACTTCTGTTGCTTCTCAGACTGGTACTGGTTCTAAGTTTGTAATGGATAATACTCCAACGCTTATTACTCCAGTGCTTGGTGTAGCAACTGCTACATCTATCAATGGAACTACAATTCCATCAAGCAAGACTTTGGTTGCTACAGATTCAACTCAGTATGTAGTACCTAGCCAAACAGGTAACTCTGGCAAATATCTGACAACAGATGGAACTACTTCATCTTGGGGTGCTGTAGATGCACTACCAAGTCAGACAAGCAACTCAGGTAAGTTCTTAACTACTGATGGAACTACTGCTTCTTGGGCAGTTGTTTCTGGTTCTCTAGCACAACCATCAGAACCATCAACTCCTAGCGATGGACAAATCTGGGTAGATACAGATGGCAGCGTAGTAGGTCAAGCATTGACTCGCTGGTCAAAGGCTCCTACTGGTGGTACAACAAGCCTAACTGGAAATGATGATAACTCTCTAGCATTATCTTACACAGTAGGGTACGAGCAGGTATACCGCAATGGTGTGCTTCTATCTCGTGGTAATGACTATACAGCAACCAATGGTACATCTATTACATTAACTGATGCTACTATCACAGGCGATATTATTGAGGTGTTTGCTAGCGCAGTACTTGCTATAGCAGATGTCTATACACAGGCTGCTTCTGATGCCAAGTACGCAACATTAACTACTGCTCAGACATTAACCAATAAAACTTTAACCGCACCAATTATTACTGATGCCGTAGTTAGAGGAATTGAAGAAGATGTAAACGTAGTAGCCTCTGCTGCTACAGGTACAATTAACTTTGATGTATCTACTGCTTCAGTTTGGTACTACACATCAAATGCTACTGCTAACCACACATTAAACTTTAGGTATTCAAGCAGTGCTTCATTAAATTCCGTTATGGCTACTGGTGATGCAATTACCTTAGTCTGGTTAAATACTAATGGTGCAACAGCCTACTATCCAAACGTAATACAGATTGATGGCACTACAGTTACTCCTAAAGTACCTGCTGCAATTAGTGCTGGTAATGCTTCAGCAATTGATGCTTATTCATTCACCATAATTAAGACTGCATCTGCTACATTTACTGTATTGGAAACTCAGACTAAGTTTGCTTAAAGAGGGGATTAAACAATGCCGTTAATTACGACATTAGCAGGTGCTTCAGCCAGAGGGTATGGTGGGCTAAGAACTTTTGGTGTACCTAACAGTTATGAATCTATTGCTACTGTAACTGTTGGCTCAGGTGGAAGTGCTAGCGTATCATTTACTTCTATACCTGCCGATTACACACATTTACAAATTAGGTTTATTTGTTTAGCCACTAATGGTGGTGCAACTGATGGTTTTATGAGGTTTAATTCAGACACTGGGTCTAATTATTCTTATCACGCTATGTATGCGGGTGGCGCAAGCGTGTCAGCAACCAGTGGTACTTCTTCTACTTATATATATTTATTAAATGGTTTAGGAAATGGCGCTTATACAAGTTCTTTTAGCGCTGGCATTATAGATATTTTAGAATACAAGAATACTAATATTTACAAAACAGTTAGAGTATTAAATGGATTTGATACAAATAATGCTACCACCTCAGTAAATAATGAAACTATATGTTTTAGTTCAGGTAATTGGCGTAATACTAACGCCATAACATCAATAACATTTACTGCCAATACAGGCAATTTGAAAGAATATTCCCAATTCGCCCTATACGGAGTAAAATCATAATGACAGCAACATATGAAAAGATAGCGACAACTACTTTAGGTAGTGCCGTTGCATCCTATGAATTCACATCTATTACTGGTTCTTATACTGATTTAGTTTTAGTTATTAACGGCTCGGCTTCGGTATTAGATAGAAGTATAAGAGTTCAATACAATAGCGATACTGGAACAAATTATTCTTATACTAATATGAATGGTTATTCAGGCGGTGCAATATCACAAAGGGCATCAAATACAAATCACACTAGATTAAGTGCCGCTTTACCTACTACTGCCCCTGGAACAATTATTGCGTATTTCCAAAACTA